CAAAACAAAGTACCCAGGAGAGTACGTACGTTGCTTGCCCCGTCTGCTATCACTTCACGCCCCAGCGAGCAAGCCTCTCGATGGGGAGCTTCTACACGAATGGTGGGTGGGACCCACAGGAACGGGGAAGTCAAGGACAGCCTGGGAGCTTTACCCGGAACACTACTCCAAGACCCTCAACAAGTGGTGGGATGGCTACCAATTCCAACCGGTCGTCATATGTGAAGAATGGTCACCCAAAAACGAGTGCACTGCGTCCGCTCTGAAAATTTGGGCTGACCGATACCCGTTCACAGCAGAAGTCAAGGGGGCTATGCTGCCAAAGATTCGACCGGTGAAGTTCATCATATTAAGCAACTACACCATCGAACAGTGCTTCCCAGCAAAGGAAGACTGCGACCCGCTCCTACGTCGCTTCAAGGTTGTGCGGTTCCCAGAGCAGAAACCATGGGCCCGCATGTTAGCTGGAAACTGGAAAGAAAAGCAACCAACTTCAGCCGTCTGCGACAGAATCCTCGAAGAAACTTCTTCGGACGAAAGTTCCACAGAAACAGCAGACAACATCGAAGCAGTGTCAGAGACAACATTCGAGCCGTCACCACTGGGGTCATGGCTGAGCCAAGACTTTTCGGCAGAGCTAGACAAATGGGATTGGAGAAAACTATAGCATACTTAACAGGTGGTTCCCTCAGCGGTGCACGCCAACACATAGTGGCTCCTCACGGGGTGTGGTGTAACGACCTAACGTCCCGTTTCACATAACAGATAATCAATTCATTTTACTTTGTGCAACACTCACGCTACCGCTTACGCTCCGGCCGCCCCGGCCGGAGATTTCGGTCCGTCGTTTGCACCGCCATCTTCGCTTCGCTCGAGGCGGGCAAGGCGCTCCCCAAATAGATAGTAAGTACTAGTCAGTGTTGCCAATACCAAGTGCAAGTACAATCGACATAACGTCTCACGGACCAGAACGGATCCGGACGCATACGCGTGGGGTGTTTAAGCCAAGCATCAGACATTTTGTTTAAGCCGAGGCTTTTGTATAAAATTAGAAAGTCAGAACTGAGGACGAAACCTAAACCTACATCTGGAGGGGAGAGAACCTCCATAGGGGAGAGACATACGGGAGAGAGCGTTGCGGGATGGACGAGCAGGCGGCGCCGCCGCCGCTCGCCACCCTCACTTTCCAACTTGCAACAACAACAACAAGCGACCAACGCAATGGCCTGGGTGACACCCAAAAACGACTACCGCGGATACGAGTACATGATCACCAAGTATGGACGCATTCTTGACCGCGTTGATCGTGAGCGCCGTACCGGCGGGGATCTACTACCAAGCGGTGCCCAAGCAAAGCGCACGTCCGACGTGGCAAGTGGCACCGAAACGGAGCTGGCGCCCGTGGCGAAGAAACCGTGTCACTGCCGCATCGTAGCCGACACCGTCGGCTCCATGATGCACGAGTGGTTCCTCGAAGAGAACAAGATCTACGAGGAAGACAACACGACTCTGGCGGAACAGCTAGAAGAAGCGACTCGACTCCTCAACGCCGAACGCCGTCGCAGTAACCTGCTCCGCAACCAGCTGAGTGCGTCTCGACGCTACAGCCGCATGGTGGCGCAGTGGGTTCCCCAGGTCGAAGAGATGTTCAACGGGGACTACGAGATGATCATCCAGGTCCAGAACGACCAAGAGGCGCAACTGGAGGACGAGATCAGGGCCGAAGATCCAGGAGAGGAGACAGAACCAGAGGACAACGAGTAGGATAACAATCCAACAATACATTTACATATTTGCATATAAACCTGGCTTCTCAATGAAATCAGAACCCATGAAGTTCCTCATAGCAGCTTCCTTCTGCCAGTCGCTAGCTACTCGAACACTTTTTCCAAAAAATGTATCATACTGACCATGTGGTAAAACAGACTGGATCAAATCAGGATCAACCTCAGCGGCCTGAGGCGCCTCAACGCCATACGTTGCGGGTTGAGCCGGCTGGGGTGTTGGGCGATCCATGTTAATGCCGGGGATATTAACGCCGCTACTAACAGCGGCTCCGTCATAAACATCAACAGTGCCACCTGACAAAGGATTGTCGATAGTGCCTCTGTACGACCGTCCAGATACACCACCCCAACTACGCCCTCCTTGAATACGTCGGACGGCTTGATCTAAATCAGCAACAGACCATACGCCTACGGTCTGTCCATCAACTACACGCATCTTGGCAGGACGGCCAAGAACTAATTCGTCAAAGGCATCACGGAGAGTAGCCTCGCTATAACGGGCAATGGCTGCGTCAATTTCCGCAGGCAGCCCATCGATAACGCCCTCGGGAATAACACGAGGTCCAATACCACCGCCTTCTAAAACGGACAACGCCGATTCAGGCATAACTGAAATAGCTTGATCGGCCTCTGCTTGACTAGCCCGAAGTTCACGGGCAAACAGATCATCAGCGCGATGGCGATTCAAAATCTTCTGTCGCGCCTCAATAGCGTCGGCTCGACGTTTATTAATCTTCGCCTCCTTGATGTCACCACGAGCAGCAGCCTTAAACTGCTTAGCTCGGTATTCAGGCAGCATGTCGCGAGACCACTTAGACCTACGATAAGTATCGATAGGTTTAGGGTCAGGGCCGTAAATAGGCAAGGGAAAATCCCTATCATCAACTGTCAGATCGATGACCTCTAACGCATCTTGCGGAGGTAACTCCGGAAGTGCGGTTAAATCAACAACGTCCTGAGTGTACTCAGGCGCGTCAATAAACCCAGCCTCATCTGCATCGCGCTTCGGATTACCCATCAGCGCGTCGACATCTTCAACTTCAAGGATATCATCGGTTATAATATCGCCTCCATATCCATCTGCAACATAACCTTCGACTCCTCCCATTGGATCGTCGTCATCAGCTACCCTGTCAACAAAGGAACATTGCCACGATTAGCACCAAAATATTGCAAGAGCAAATTAAGTCCATTATCGGACAAGTACTGCCTCGCTTGGGCTCGGGCTGATTCCTCTGCCAGGTGATACTGTTGATACAATTCAGTGGCATACCAGCGATCTTGAAGATCGCCAGCAGTAAGGTACATAGACTTAACGGCTTCTCCGAGAGAAAATCCGTAAGAACCTGAGCCAGAGCCTGCGCTTGACATATTCACATCTTCACTTGACTTACCAGAACCTTCAAGTCTTCCCGCTGGAGTACCATTCGCAACATTCGTCGCCATCTCACGCTGCACTGAACTGTCATTTGCAGCAGGAGATGTTCCAATAGCACTAGCTGTGCTAGGAATTGTCTCCAGGTGCAAAATAGATTCAAGAGAAACACTGGTCGTTGCCGACGCGGTCGACACGCCAGTAACAGCAATTAGCACAGCCGCCCAACCTGAATGATGCAAGCTCATATCTGTCGCATTTGCTTCATCAGGTGCTAAGGCGGAACTGTACCGGAAAGCATTCTCATCTAAAATCTTAGCAACGACCTTCAACGGTCGTTGAGTCAAAACAGCAAGCGGATAGCGCTTGTAAAAGGGTGAATTCTGCATATCAGAAATACTCAGAGGATAAGACCACGTAGTCTTACCATAATCATTCTGAGGGGCCAAACAAATGTGGATGTAACCAGTAACATTGTTCGGCGACAAAGCGCAGCTAGCACGAACGCCAAATGCACAGGGTCTAACAAGAATGTTGTTTGACGTAATCGTGCCAGCCTTGGAAGAGTCGGTGGCACCACCGTAACTAACATCCCAAGACCATGATGACGCGCTATTAATAGTGGCAGGAGCCACCGCCATCTTCTTCACAAACGGACGAAGAGCAACAACTTGGGTGCCGTAAGTAACTCCAGAAGTGACCGGCCACTCATCCTCAACAATGGCAGTAGCCGATGGTTGAGTATTCGCATCCGGGATCTTAACGCCTGCAACCTTATCCGAAAAGGGATCAAGCTGTGCAAGCACAAACTTGCTCACCGGCACCTTCTTCCGCGGTCGAGACCGCGTCATACGGCGTCGGCGATAAGAACGAGCAGGGCGTGACGTATTCGTACGCCTATACCGATAAGATCGACGGCGACGATAACGGGATGGAGCACGAGTACGTGCGCGAGTGCGTTTATAGGCCATCTCTGTCCTATACCGCAAATTGAATAATGAAGCCAGTCGCTTCGCTCCTTCAACTTCAAGTTGAGTCCAGACTCAACAATGTGATTGGTCAGTATACAAAAAAAAGTATATAAACTCAAACTCACAAGGGTGGGGGGTAATACTAGAGCTGCCATACGGCAGCTGCCCCCCCACCCTATACCGCCTTCGGCGGATTCCGCCTACTGCGGATCCTCATTTCCAATTCGGATGAATGAACCGCAACTACATCCTCGAACGATGGTTGGAAGAGAACTCAGAGGACGAGGATGGTGCTTCACCCTCAACAACTACACGCCCGACGAAGAAAACAACCTACAAACCAGCATACCATACGAATATCTGGGTTACGGGAGGGAAATCGGGGCGGAAGGAACTCGACATCTACAAGGCTACATTCACTTCAAGTGTCAACGAACATTCAAGCAAGTCCGGCTACTCCTCGGACCTCGATATCACATCGAGAAGCGTCGAGGCAGCGCTGGGCAAGCCATCGCCTACTGCGAAAAAGAGGGTGACTTCGTGGAATGGGGTCGTAGACCCATGGAGGCCAAGCAAAAGGGCAAGATGGGCGCTGAAGCTGAAAAGGCTAGGTGGGCGGATATCATCCGCCTGGCAGAAGCTGGTGAAACGCAAGAGCTCAAAACAAAGTACCCAGGAGAGTACGTACGTTGCTTGCCCCGTCTGCTATCACTTCACGCCCCAGCGAGCAAGCCTCTCGATGGGGAGCTTCTACACGAATGGTGGGTGGGACCCACAGGA